GCCTTGAGCTCGGCGGCGAGCCCGTCGTATTCGTCCGTCTCGGCCTGGTCGAGCGTCGCGCCGGCCTCGGCCGACTTGGTCATGATCGCGGTCATGCGATCGTGTTTGACGACGCGGCTGCTCTCGTAACTCGTGATCTGTTCACTGATCGTTTTCTTGTCCATGGGCGGCGCGCCCTTGTCGACGCGCACGATCGGCAGGGGGTCCCTGTCGCGGGACGGATGACGGCCAGGCGCGGCCAGGTCGAGCGATTTGATCGACGAAATCGTCGCGCCGGCGTTGGCCGGAATCGCGACGAGCGAGAGCTCGAGGATCTCCGTTTTCAGAAACCGGAACCCGCCCGTGTCCTTGTTGAACGCCTCCTCGATCGAGCGGAACCCAATCGAGACGCCGGCCAGGAGGCCGGCCTTGACGCTCTGCCACGCCTCGTCGACGCGGTCGCGCAGGGTGCCCGCGTCGGCCACCGTCGGGAACGTCGCCGTAAACGCGAGGCCGTCGGCGGTCGGCTTCTTGAACATGACCTGGCCCACGGGTTTTTTCGCGTCGTGGTACAGCAGCAGCGGGAGCGGGTTCTTGTAGGTGATGCCGAGCGGTTCGACGACGTCGCCCATGCGATCGGGCTCGGGCGTCGAGGCGATGCCCGCGATCGTCCGCTGGTCGGGGTCGACGGCTTTGATGTGGAGGACGGCGTACGCGCGCGTCAGCGACACGCGGGACAGAATGCGGTCAGCTCAGCGTTTCTGCCGGTCAAAAACTCGCCGCTCGTGGTAGTCGGCGACGAATTCGTTGACGGCCTCGCGCAACAGGCCCGCGATCCCGGTGTGGTTGTCGCTGGCGACGCGCCGCAGTTCGAGCCGTTGCGCCGGGGTGACGCGGAGCTCCACGCGCGCCGTCGCGGGGACGTCGGCGATCGGCGGACGACCTGGCGGTCGTTTGCTCATGGCGTCACCCCAGCACGACCATCTGATACGTCGGGGCGGCGGGTTTCACGATCCGGCGCGCGTTGGCCATCACGAGCGCGACCGCCCCGTCGATTTTGTCTTTCGCCGCGTCCTTGTCGAGCCGGACTTCCTGGTTGCGGCCCTGCCGCAGGACCGCGTTGTCCATCATCCACGACAAGATCAGGTCGTGCGGATCATGCACGAGCGCGGTATCGGCGATCAGTTTCGCCACGCTCTTGATCGCTTCGTTCAAGCCAAACCCTTGCGGCGTGTCGACCATCGTCAGGCCCGCCCCCTGGAGGTGCAGCGCGAGTTGCTGGGCGAAGCGTTTGTCATACCCGATCTCCCGCACGCCGTCGCGCCGCGCGTCCTCGAGAATCGCGTCCTCGATGCGATCCAGATCGGTCGTATCGCCGTCGGTGATCTCGAGCAAGCCGGCCCGTTCCCACTCGACATACGGGCGGTGCGGATAGCGCGCGAGCGCGGCCCGCGGCAACCAGCACCGCGCCTGCACGGCGATCAGGCCGTCGGCGAGTTCCCAGAGCTGCACCCACGCCGCGAAGTCATCCGTCTGCCCCAGGTCCAGGCCGCCCCAGCACGGCGCGCCGATCCGCGCGTCGGCCGGCACCGGCCGCTGGCCGCACTCGGCCCACTTCGCCATGTTCCACGCCGACGTGTGGGCACTCGTCCAGACGCAGAAGTTGAACCGCAGCAGATCCGAGACGGCATCGGATCGGCCCTTGGCCTGCTGCACGAGCTCGCGCAAGTACTGCCACGACAGCGAGACCCCCAGGTTCGGATTGGCTTTCAGCCAATGCGGCCCCTCGGTGCGCCAATCGTCGCAGGTCAGGCACTCGGCGTCGGGAAAGTGTCGCCCCTTGTCGAGGCAGGCGGGACAGGGATCGAGCCCGCACACGTACGCAAACCAGTGCACGTCGGCGATCGTGCCCTCGAGCACCTGACGCGAATATTCGTGATCGTGCCAACACACCGACGTCCGGTCGTACCCGCTGTTGGTCGTCCGCACGATCAACGCGTTGCGCCGGCCCTTGGTGCCGCGGCGCATTTTCGAGACGACGACGGGCGTCGGATGTTCGTGTTCCTCGTCGATCAGGCACCCGTGCACGCGTTTGCCGTCGAGGCCGCGTTTTTCCGACGAGATCGGCCGCAGATACGAGCCGGTCTCGAGCACGGCCAGGTTGTTGACTTTCTGATCGACCAACGCGCGCAGATACGGCGAGGCCTGCACCATTTTTTCCGCGTCCGCGTACGCGAGCTTGGCCTGGTCTTTTCCGACCGCCGCGAAATAGATCTGCGCGCCGCGTTCGCCGTCGGCGACGAGGAGATACAACATCAGGCCGGCGCCGAGCGGCGTCTTGCCGCTGCCTTTCGCCGTTTCGATGAAGGCATCCCGAAACCGCCGATAGCCGCTGGTCGTGTACCAGCCGAGCAGCGACCCGACGATGAACTGTTGCCATGGCTGCAGCACGAACGGCGACCCGTCGACCGGCGCCGCCGCCCCGATCGTGTCCTCGGCGGCCGTCTCCTCGGGCAAGCAGAGAATCTGCGCGAAGAACTCGAGCGCCAGGGCGGCCTCGGCCGGGTTCCAGACGAGGCCCGGGGTCTCGAGGTCGCGGAGATGGCGCGCACACGCCAGCCGCACGAGCCGCCCGGCGACGACCCGCCTCTCGACGACGTCGCGCGCGTACTGCGTGACCGGATCCATCAGCGGGTCCGGTGCACGAATTTGTCGAGCGGGTTGGCCGGCTGGGCGGGCGCGGCCTCGAAAATCGGTTTCCCGAACGGGCGCAGGTTGAAGGCGGCCAGCTCCGCGTCGACCCGCTGGATCAGGCCGCGATGACTCGCCCGACCGCACTCGTCGGCACGCGCGGCAAACCCCCGCTCGAGCGCGACATTCTGGCAGAGCAGGCGGAAGGCGAACGCCGTCGCGCGCGTCAACGTCCGCGCGGCGAACGCATGCGGGGCCAGCTCGAGCCAGATCGCGCGCTCGAGGTCCGATAGGTCCGCCGGGGCCTCAAACCGGTCGATCGGGGCCACCATCGGGGCGTCACCCGCCCCAGGCCCCGGCAGCACCCGCCCCGGACCCCGGAGGGTCCCGGTGATGACCTGTTCCAGGCGCGTCCTGGGCTTTCTGCCGGCCCCGACACGCCGCCCGCCGCTCGACCCCTTCACGCCCGCCATCGTGCGCCCATTTGAATTCTAGAGGCCTTCATTTGATTCCTGGGACCGGTTTGAAACCTCCGCCGAACATGCGCGGGCCGGAGGGTTTCCCGAGTCGAGGTGGATGTATCAATTACATCCCCCCCAGGGTCAGGCGGCGTTTCGTCTCGCCCGCGGTTTTCGCATCGTGGCAGGTTTGACACAGCGCCTGCGTGTTGGTCTCGACATCGAGCCCGCCTTCCCAGAGGGGCACGATGTGGTCGCGAATGGTCGCGACCTCAACGTGGCAGCGCGCGCAAAACGGTTGCGTGCGGGCGAGCTGGTACCGGAGCTGCTGCAGGCGCCGGCCGCGCGTGCGCTGGGTGCGCTGGCGTCGGTGTTCCTGACAGCCAGGCCGGCCACACGTGGCGCACGCACGGGGCGGGGCCATCGGCATCAGGCTGACCTCTCCACGCACGGCCACTCGACCCACGGCACCGCCGCGACGAGCTGCACATACGTGAGCGCGCCGTCCATTGGATGGCCGAGCTGCCGGACGTACGTTTCGTCGTCGGCCACGGCGTCTTCGAGCGTCGCACCGAACCCGACCTGTAGCCAGCCCCAGCGATAGCGCACGTACACGAACCGGCCGTCATCGGTGCGCCCTTCCCATTGTGACGGCGAGCACTCGCACGTTTGACGCAGATCGACGACGGTCACCATCAGCGCCCCTACCAGTGGTAATCGCCTTGCGCAAACGGCACGAGGACCACGTTGGTGCGGCCCGCGCCCGTCGGCGGTTGCAGGTTCATCCGGCGCGTGTCGCCCGTCGTCGCGAAGAATCCGATGTGCTCGTACGGCTTGGGCTGATAGCTGTTCATCGGCGATTGCGCGTAGTAGCACAGGTTCTGCGGAATCTGGCCGGGATTGAGGATCGGGCCGAGCGTGCAGTAATCGTTGAGGGCCTCCTTGATCGGGAGGACGTACCACACGTTGTTGATGCGTTCGGCGATCCACAACGTGTGGTTAATCGGCCCGTCCCAGCCAGGCGGGATGACACCGGGCCACGTATCGCGTCCCGGAAAGTTCATCGCGAACCCTTGCTCGGATTCGATCAAGGAGATCAGCGACATCGACGACAGGATCGGCAAATGCGCGACCGCCGGACAATCGCCCGACGCGACGATCGCCGCCGACAGGTCGATCGCATCCGCGCTCGAGGGCGGCGGCGTCGGGTCGGGCGGGAGGGGTTCGGGCGGCGGCGGCGCGGTCGCGAACGGGATCAGCGCCAGCGTCACCGTGACGGACGAGGTCCCGTCGAAGGGCACGGGCTGACTCGTGCCGTTTTGCGCGGTGGCCTGGACCATGATCGGCGACGCGAGCGGCGGCCCGCTGTAGAAATTGACGACGCCCTCCGGGCCCGTGCGCCGCGGGTTCGGGTTGATCTCGATTCCGGGTTGCGCCCAATCGAGCGCCGAGAAGGTGTTGATCGTGACGAGTTCATTGGCGACGGGGTGGCCGTTTGGCGCGAGCAGCACGACGTCGAGGTTAGCCATGTTGTTGTTGTCCCTTTCACGGAAACCGATCAATCGGAATCGTCCGCATTGCCGGCGGCAGGTACGGCCACATCTGTGCGATCCGGTGCGCGTGTTCCACGGTGCCTCTGACGTCCCACACGGTGGCGATGCCGCCGGATCGCATCTCGGCCGGTGTCAACCGCCGTCGCAGATGCACGGCCTTGTCGCCCACCTCTCGCCACTCCCCGAGGGCCGGATCGCCCACGCCCTGGAGTTCGTGTTCGGCAATCTCCCACAGCCGCGGCAACGCCAGCGACAAGACGCGCGGACTGACTGAGGCGTGCCACACGGGCCCGCCAAATCCTGCCTCCAGTCACTCGTAGCCGCTGTTGACGGTCACGATGACGGAGCACAAGCCGTCCGGCCGCCAGTACGCGAACCGTGGGTGCAACGTCTCCGTCGCGAGCCGACAGTGGAAGTCGAGCGCCAGGCGTTGATGTTTATTCATGGACTGATCAACCGTTGCCATCACTCCGTGTAGAGGCGCGTTCGCACCGCCGCGTCCTTGGCTTCTAAGAGTTTGCGCAAGCACACCGTCCGTTCAGGGTTTTGTGGATACTCGGCCACAATCCGCTCGGCGAGCGCACAGAATGGCTCACTCGCGGCGCGCAGCTCGGGCGTCGGCAGGTGCGCGTACTGAAAAAATTGCAGCATGCGATCAGACATATTGGTCCTCCTCATCGACCTGACGGACGTCGCCGGGCGAGACATAGCAGCCATCGGTCCCGTGCGTGCAGTGCTCCAGCTTCACGAGCGCCATTCGGCTGCCGGTCACGAGACGAATCACCTCACCGGTGAACCGCCCATACTCGCCTCGGTGCGGGTGATCCTTCCCCACAATTTTCACGCGATAGTGACGAGGATCAGCGACGGGCGCGCCGACTTGATCGTGGACGGCGACGTTGCGCGTGGCCATGTGCGGGTCCTTTCGTGTTGGGGCCGAGGCGACGTCGTCGCGCGGATCGCGCGTCGTCGCGCGGATCGCGTCGCGCCGCCACCGTAAGAGGTCGTGCATGCGTTGGGCGAGATCCTCGGGACAGATCCCGCGCTCGAGCGCCTCGACGGTGCGCTCGTCGAGGTCGATCGTGTAGCGCGTGTCACCGGTCGCGATATACACGGCCTCGTCGCGGACTAACGTCGGCGGCGCCGGATCACGGCGGCGTCGTGTGGTCATGCGCGGCACCTGGCGCAGAGCCAGCGATACGCGTACACGTCGCGGTCACACGTGAGGACGAGCGCGAGCGTGCCGCGGCGGCCGCACTGCTGACACACGCGCGGCTGAATGGTGTGCCGGGTGTCGCTCATCGCACCGGCAGGTTTTGAATCAAGAGGACGACGACGACGAGGATCATGGCGACCCATAGGGGAGCTTTATTCAGCGCCGACAGCAACGTGACGACGAACGCCGACAACAACAACAAGAGCGCAATCGTCAGCATCGACACCCTCCTCGCCTTCTGCGTGGTCCCGCGGCATTCACTGAAACCACCGTCCCTGATGGCCTGGCGGTTTGCGAAACCCAAACCACGGTTTAAAGATCGGGCAATAGAGCAGAAAGCCACACACACCGACGAGCACGACCACCATCGTCAGGTCACTGAGCGTCACTCGTCCGCTCCTGGGGTGCGGTCGGCCATCCGCACGCCGAGAAACGTCTGCAGCACGTCGCGTAACCGCGCGGCATAGACCAGATCGACGTCCTGTTTCTGCGCGAGGCGCGCGGCGGCGAGCGCCAGGCGGTGCACGCGCCGCTCGAGGCGGGCCGCGCCCGTCGGCCCGGGACCGCGCTTGTATTGCTTGCGTCCGCCTTTCAAGCGAATCTTGTCGAGACTATCGCGGCTCATTCGTCATCCTCGCCCGGCACACGGTCGCGCACGAGCACGAGCAGCGCGCGCGCGATCGGTGTGTGCCGCGGCGCACTCGCGAAGAATGCGTCGCGTGCAAGATACCAGCGCGCGAGCTCGTCGCCGTGCGCCCAATGGCCCGTCACCACGATCCGGTTCCGCACCGTGTCGATCGCGCGATCCAGCACGCCGTTGACGTCGTCGGGCACGAACCGCAGCGGCCGGTCCGTCACGTCCGCACGGAAACACGCGCCACACCCGCACGGGATGTCGGTGTAGCGCAACGCTTCCGCGCGCGCGTAGGCCGCACGTTCGTCGGTCGCCAGGACGCGCAGATCGGCACTGACCGCGATCACGGGCGGCACCGGCAGCGCGGCCACCCACTCGGCCACGGTCGGCATGCGCCGACACGTCTTCAGGCACGTCTTCCCCGCCGCCAGCACGTCCTCGAGCGGCGCCTGGTCGAGCACTTTGAAATACGTCCGGCTCAACGACTCGACCTCCGGTTCCTTCACCTTGAGCCGAAAGGCGCCGCAGACGCGCCGGAAGGCGCGGTCGAAGGTGCCGAACTCGGGCTCCACCATCACAAAAACCACGGTTCCATGTACTAACGATCGACCGATCCGCCTACCGGGACGGCTGCCCCTACAGGGCGCCGCCCTACGGCGCGCCTGTACGTAGAGATAGAGGGCATTGCTCAAGCACTGCTTGAGCAATGCTTGAAGCATTGCTTGACGAATGCTTGAAGCATTGCTTCACGCATGTTTTGCCGCCTCAGCCGTGTCCATTGCCCCACCGTCCGCGCGCCGCCAGGGCCGCGCGCGCCTTGTAGGTGACCGACCGCGCTTGCGCTTCCGTGTAGACAGCGATCTGTGTGTCGTTGACCAGCACCCCGGTACTGAGGCGCCGCCAGTACGGCTTGATCAGCGGCCAGGTGCGATTCCACTCGGCGTCGGTCGCCGCGATCGCCCGTTTGATACTGTCCGGATTTGTCGGGAGCCGCGCGCCGCGGCGCCAGGCTTGCGTCAACATCTCGCGATAGAGTCCGCGCGCCTCGAGCGGTAACAGGAACGCCGACGAGCCGGTCCACCGGTCTGTCCAAAACCATTCGGCCAGCAATTTGTCCGACACGCAGAGACACCTTACTGAGCCACGGTTTTGAGGGGGCGCGCGTGGGCGACCTTCAGGTCGGCCTGGTCGCGCTGGGCCACGAACGTGTCGCGGACATGGATGAGCGCGGCGAGTTTGACGTCGAGCGCCTTGATTTCGGTATCGAGCGCTCTGATCGCTTTATCGAGTCCGGTCTCGCGTTTACTCATGAAGGCCTCCCGGGTGCAGGTCGGTCACATGCTCGTGCAGGAGCAGGCGCAGGAACTCCGCGATCTCCGCGTCGTCGTCGCCGGTCATGATCACCAGCCAGTCGCAGTGGCCGCACCGGGCAATCGCGCGCCGCACGGGGATCAACCCGTCGCCGGTGTCCAGGATCCACTCACGTAAGTTCATCGCGTTCGCCTCCAGACGAACCCACAGTGCACGCACTTCATCAGCCGCGGCGTCGCCCAATACCAGCGGTGATGCCGACACGCTAAAAAGGGACGTCGGGGTCACCACGATCTGGCAGCGCGTCGGGCGGCGAGAGCGATCGTTCGTGCGCGTCCTCGATCGTCGCAAGCTCGTGCCCGAGCTTCCCTTTCGTCGTCGTGATCGCGACGGCCTGCTCCGCGTGCCAGGCGGCCTCGGCGCGGGCCGCGAGTTTTTCGTTGATCGTCGTCAACCGCGTTTTATCCGCCGGCCAGGTCGGGCTGCCGGCGACGGTGATCGTCGTGCGCGTGACGTTCGGGTTCTTCGTCGGGACGGCATCCAGCTTCGTGATCAGCACGACGCCGGTCGCCAGGCGGGCCAGGCGCGCGGCGGGAAACTCGTGCACTTCGATCTGATCGCGTGCGTCATTGTCCGGGTCGGCCTCGGGCGGCAACGCCGAGACCGGCGGGACTGCGTACTGGTCCGCGATACTCGTCGCCTCGGTCACGAAGTCCGGCCGCGCCTGCTCGAGTTCCTCGTTCACGTAGAGGCCGCCGAGCTGTTGGGGAAACGCTTTGCGAAGCGCGAGGCTCTCCGCGCATTTCGAGAGCATCAGGTACGGGAACTTGCGCCACATATGATCTTGCCCCTGTGGCGGACAGTATTCGGACCAGCGCGCGGTCGCCTGGTAGGCGAACCGTTGGCCGTTGGTGAGCCGATACACCGTGACGCGCGCCTCGCCCGGCTGATTGAGGCTCGTGTTGGTAAATACGGCATCATCGCTGCCGGCCATTTCACCCGTATCGTGCGCGCGCCCGCGCAGGAAATCGATCGACGTGATCGGGGTGTATTTGCCGCCGCGCTTCGTAAAATGAATCAAGCGATCCAAAGGGTGCACACCGCGCCGTTGACAGTCGTACAAATACAGTTCGAGTTCGGCATCGGTGGCGCCAACAGCGACCGTCTTTCTGACCAAGTTGAGTTGATCGCGCGTGACGACGGGTTCATGTGATTTTCTTTCGAGCGTGGCCAGGGCTTCAGTCATGCGGCATCGTCCTTTCCAGCGATTTCTTGCCGAAACGTTTGTTGGGCCACGGCGTCAGCCTTCCGCCACCAGTGGCGCAACTGGTCGAGTGGGGTTTTGTCGTGGATGATGCCGGCAGCCTTTGCGGCGGCACGGATACTGGGGAACTCACCCGCTGCGATGCGAGCACAGATGTCGGGATAGTTGCGCTTGAGACGGGCGGCGAGACGAGCCGTCGAATGGCCGGCAGCCGGCAAGAACCTTCGTCGAATCGACGAAGGTTGTAAGTCCGTTCGCGCCCCGGCGCCCACCATGTCTGGCGCTTCGGTAATCCGCGCGAGCACTCGCTTCTGCGTGGGCGACAATGCCCCCAATTCGGCATCCAGCATCGCGTCGCGCGAGGGATAGCCCAGGACTTCCCAATGACGATAGCGCTCAATTGCGGCGAGCTCCTCGCGCACGCGCGACTCGTCGATTCGTTGCGACTCAAGATTCCGCTTGAGCGCATGCACCGTTTGAATGGCATACGCCCGTGACCGCGGATCTTTAAGTTGCCGCGGCCCGCTCCGCGCGCGATTGACCTCACGCGGGTCTAACTGGCTCGGACTCATGGGATGCTTCCTCGGACGTTCGTGAGGCAAACCAACTGGCTAAGCGCTGCAGGGTTTCCAGATTGACAATCTGTTTAAGCCGGATCCCTTTCGGCACGCCACACGCGATATACGCCTCTCTGAACAGTCGCGTACTTTCATCGACCCACCAGGCATGCGAGTAGCCGCGCCCGAGGGCCCCCATCCGCGTCTTGAGGATGCGCTCCGCATCGGCATTGATGCCGGCGCGGAGTTTGTCGATTGAGTGATTCAACACGCCCTGACTCGTGTCCGAGGCGCCCACGCGGGCGGTCTGCCCCGCAAACATGTCGGCCATGCCGGGGGCGAGTTCGGCTTTGGTGTAACTCTTAAGCACCAGCGGGTAACGCTCAATAAACTGACTCACGCGGTCATAGAGGCCGAGGTCGCCGATGTTCCCGTGCGAATCGTCGTAGCCTCCGAGTTGACTGTCGCCGAGCGTGACCGATGACGGACCGTCGTCGGGTTCAGGTTTCGGCACGAGTTCACGGGTGAGGAGTAGCTCAGGAATCCATTGAGTGGTTTCGTCAAGTTCACCACCTTCATTGACGATAAATCGCTGCCAAATCAACGCGCCGAGCGGATCGGCCGGCATCACGACATGACCAATCGTCAGACCATCCATCGGCGTCGCGACGCGCATCCACGCCTGTACCTTCGCCGCAACCGTCCGGACCGTAGAGAGGTCCAGCATCACTTTCAACCGCTCCGCATCAAGACCGGCCGCGCCCATGACTTTGACGATGAGCGCGTCGCCAGCGCCGCTGACAAATTGCGCCAGGCGATCGGCGGGCCGTTGGTCTTCGGTGGTTTTCATCGTGACGATCTGCACGACCGGACGCTTCCCGAGGTACGCTTCGCCGCATTGCAGGATCACATCCTTCACGGCTTCCGCATGTTCGTTATCTCGACCGCTACGGAGACGATCACTGCCGGTCAGCACAATCCCGGCACAGCGAGAATTCACGGTCTGCATGTCCCGCAGCAGCTCGAGAAACTTCCGCACGGCCCGTTCGACAAAATCCGGATCACGCGTAATATCCGGCAATAGGGTTCGGGCCAAGGAGGGCGAGAGTTCTGAGAGCCGCGACGTCTCGCCGCGATGGTCGACCTCGATGTCAATAATCTCGCGACTGAGATGACATAACGGACTGGGGTTTTCGTCCCACGCATCCTTGAATGTCGTCGTGTGATGCGCGGTGAGTTTGTAGAGTTCGCGTCCGCCAATCCAGCGCTCGCGCCAGTTTTGTTTGCCGTCACCTGCGTCATATACGCGATAGCGCTCCTCGTCGGTTCGCGCCAGTCGCTCGCGATAGAAGCCGGGGATTTCATCTCCGTCATCACGAATGGCGGTGGCGGTCATCAGGGCGAGCACGCATCCCATGTCCGCCGCAATGTGAACGAATTCTCCCCAACGCTTCTGTTCGCTGATGAATTGACATTCATCGAAGAACAACGCGAGAGGAAGTCCCGTTTCGTAGCGCTGATGGTCGACCAGGTCGCGAAAGAGCGAAATGTTGTCGCGCATCGCGAGTTGCATGTTGGCCGCCAGCAAATATTCGCCGTTCGAGAACGGTTGATGTTCACTGAAGGAGATCAACTGCCTTACGTTCGTGACCCGACTGTCATCCTCGAGGCCATACCGCAGCGCCATTTCGAGGACTTTCTTTTTCGCGACCAGCTGGGTCGTGAGTGTCTGGAACGGGGTAAACGCGATAGCTCCGCTGATGATGCGATCCGCCGTCGCCGTATAAGCGATGCATCGCATCAGGTCGCTTTTGCCATAGCGTGTCGGGACCACGATCGTTGTGTACGATTCGCGACTGGCGAACCGTGTCAGGCAGACGTCGTATGCGAGTCGCTGCCCGATGCGGAAGCGTTCAAGGTTCACGACCGGCCACCCTTTTCGCGATTGCACGGTGGACACAGCGCCTGCATTTCATGCACGTTTGTTCGCTGTGATCGGGTATAGGGCACGGTGTGATCGGCATGCCAGTCCTTCGGATCTAACGCCTTCCCGCAACGCTGACACGTACCCGCGGCGGCCTTCCACAACATCGAACGCATGCGTTGCGACCGGAGCGTCCGCATCACGGATGCTCAATCGGGCAGGGACACGCCCGCACCCTGATTCGCGCGCCGCAGTGTCGACAGCCCGGACACGCGACATATCCCCAGTACAGTTGGAACATCGGATGTAGGGCGCGCGTGCACACCGGGCGACGCACGATCAACGGCCAGTGCGCCGGCTCGCGGACAAAGGCCACCCAGACCGCGGCGAACCACGCGCGGCAGCACGGCGGAATGCCAGACCGGCGTCCGCACAGATCGTCGTCGGCGTCACAGCGAGTCATCCGTCCCGCCGATCTCGGGTGAAGGCATCGCGCCACGCCGGCGAGACGTAGTCGGGACGGTCCTCCGCGCCGCGCACCAGCAGCCACGCGACGCCGCCGACCAGGCCGCACGCCGCCCCCACCGCGAGCGCCATGAGCAGCAGGTCGCTCACCGGGCCCCTCGGTGTTGGAGGTTCGCGAGACTGGCATCGGCCATCACGCGCGGTTTCGATTTGGCGCGCAGGGCCTTGTCGATGTCGGCCTTGAGCACGAGGCCGCGGCGCAGCGCGACGATGCGGTGCCGTTTGCGCCACTCGTACCACGCGCGCACGGTCGGGCAGTGCACGTACGCGGCCGCGGTCTTCGCATCGAACCACGGGCCACGAAACCGATCGACTTCGGGAACGGAATCGGCCAGCGCCGTCATGACGTGAGCTCCTGCGCCTTCTCCCGCTCGATGCGGGGATCGGGTCCGAAGCGCAGCTGCTCGGGCCGCACATGCAGTGCCTTGGCGAGTGCGGCGACGGTGGCGAACAGGGGCATCCGTTCGGGTTCGTTTTCGAGTTTCGAGATGGTGTTCTGGGCGACGTGGCTGAGACGCTCGAGCTCGATCTGCGTGTATTGGCGCCGCAGTCGCAGGGTCTTCAGGTAGTAGTATTTCGTCACGCGGGGATAAATAAACCTTTCAAGAATATTAGTCAAGGATCGCTGGATTTTCGGAAGGAAATTATAGATGGGGCAGGTTCCCTCTTGCGTGATATCACAAGAGGGATATAATTCCCCTCCATGGACTGGACCACGATCCGCACGCAGTACCGCGCGTTGCTCCGGCAATCCGGCGTCACGCAGGCCGACGTCGCCCGCCGCGGCGGGCTCTCGGGCCAGAACGCGATCTCCAAACTCCTTGCGAACACGCACCGCGGACCATCGGTGGAGACGTTTATCAAGGCCGTTGACGGCCTCGGGCTCTCGCTGGCGGAATTTTTCGCCGCGATCGAACCCCCCCCGCGCGGGGCAGCCGTCACTGGTCGATCGGCTGACCGCTCTGGAATTTGCCTTCGAGGCGCTCGCGCATGCTTCGTCCACTTCGACAAGGAGGCTTCATGAATCCTCTCCGGCGTCTAGTCACGTTTCAGCGGCGGCCCCATCCCCAACCAGTGAGGACGACGCGCGGGCCCTCGCCGACGCCGTCGAACGGCGTGTCGACGGGCTTGTCCGCGCCGCGCTCGATCCGCTCATCGAGCGTTTTGCTGCGCAAGTGGGGGCACCTGTCGATGCACTTCGAGATGCTGATTCTGACGCGGCCGGATCTGTGCCGGGAGGCCGTCGACAAGTTCGCTGAACTACTCAAACAACTGGATACCTTCACCTAAACAGGAGCGACACCGAATGATCACGAACGCAGCAGGCGGTCACCGATGAGCGTGTACCCCCGCGACGACTCGCCGACGTGGTGGATGCACGTCGAGCTGGCGCCCAAGGGCCAGCAGAAACGATCGACCGGCATTCCGGTCGGCCGCACCGCGGCCGAACGGAAGGCCAGCCGCATCGAGGCCGACAAGGTCTATCACGCGGCGGCGACGTTGGCCGCGCAGATCAAGGCGGGCACGGCCCCGCCGCCGAAAGTCGTGTGCCCGACGCTCGCGACGTTCGTGCAGGACGTGTACGAGAAGGCGCTGGCGAAGCACCGCGGCGTCGACCGGGAGCGCGAGATTGTGAATCGGTGGGTGCGCGACCTCGGGCCTCTCTCGCTGGATGCGATCACGAAGGAGGTCGTCGAGGCGTGGCGCGACACGCGGTTAACCACGGCGACGAGCGTGAGACATTTCGGCGGGCCGAACGGCAAGCCGCACACGTTCCCGAAGCCCAGCCCGCGCACGGTCAACAACGAGGTCGGCGTGCTGAAGCAGATCCTCAACGCCGCCGCGCCGAAGTATTTTCCGACCTCGCCGATTCGCGGGTTGCCGAATCTAAAGGTGGTCATCCCGAAGCGGCACGTGATGACCGACGACGAGGAGGTGAAGATTTTCAGGCAGCTCGAGGCGGTCGATCGCGCGATCATCATGGTCGGCCTCGATGCCCTGGTGCGGCCCGGCGACGTCCTCGACTTGCGCCGGGACGATGATCACGGCGAGGTGCTGTACATCAGCGACCCGAAGAACGGCCAGCCGATCGAGGTGCCCGTGTCGCGCCGGCTGCGCGCGGCCCTCGACGCCGTGCCGGTGGACCCGCGACAGCCCGAGTGGTACTTCCCGACCAGGCGCCGCGCGAAGAGTGAGCGGACCCGGAGCGCGTCGATTGCGAAGGCGCTGCGCGCGGCCTGCAAGCGGGCAAACGTGAACTACGGGCGCAAGGTCAACGGGGTGACGCTGCATTGGGCGACGCGCCGGACCGGCGCGACCCGGATGTTGCGGCGCCTCGGCGAGCAGGGCATCGCGGTCGTGCAGCAAATCGGCGGCTGGAAAAATGTGAACGTGCTGCTGGGCATCTATCGGGACGTGAGCACCGCGGAGAAGCGGGCCGCGGTCGAGTCGGTGGCACCGCGAGGGAAGGCGGCGCGGGCGACATTCGCCCTGGTGAAACGGAAGGCAGCGCGCCGCTGACGCTCGGGCCGGTTACGCCACGGTTACGGAGCGCGGTCGCACGTCGTCATTTGCTCAGAAAAAACACCGATTACTACGGGTTCGATCCCCGTAGCCCGCTCCAAAACCTCAGTTGCGAAAATCCTCGAAAACTCAATGAATCCGGCCTAAAAAGCCGGATTTTTTCGTTTCAGTCGTGCCGCGTCAGTCCTCGCTAATCCACGTCTTTCCACGCCTTTTTAGCACCTCTGGTTACGCTACGGTTACGCTGCTCGGTTCCTCAGCTCACGCGTTTCGCGCGCCGCTTGCGCCGACGGGGCGTGGCGCCGACCAACGTCTGCTCGAACGCGCGCAACGCCAGGCCGAAGCGCCTCAGCCGAGCCAGATCTTCGTCGTCCACATGACGGCCGCCCGGCACGGCGCGCGCGACGTCCGGCGTCGGTGGTTCCTCGTCTTCAATCTGCGTGAAGAATATCGAGGGCAATAGGCCGAGCCCGGTGATCGCCCGCAGCAGCGTGCCGACCACGGGCCCTTCCCGCCGATTCGCCATCAGTTTTGAGATCGTGTTTTGTGTTAGTCCCGCCGCGGCCGCCACTTGTTGTTGCGTCCGACCGGACTCGTGAAACGCGCGCACGTAGTGCGCCCGGATCTGTTCCCACTCCATGTGCCGACAGGCCGTGGCCAGTATAGGAGGGCGGATATTGGCGCCACCGGCCAGCCTCGACAGGATACGAAAATATTCGGGTAATTCACTCTACACCTGCGATACGGTATTCTTTGTAAATTATCCCTATATAGATAATCCAAGTAACTGAGGGCCTGATGAAAATACGGATCGGCCACCGTCGATTTTCGTCGAAGACTGCCGCCGTCCAAGCGATCCGCGACGTGCTTTATCGCTATTCAATTGGCACGACCATCACTGGCCCGGATGCTGAACTCCTAACGGACCTCCTGGCCCAACATCACGAACGCGACCTCAAGATCGGCTGCGGCGTCCGCTCGTTTGAAGTCGAGCAGAATCTCGGCACGCGCGGCTTTTGGCTGACTCGGCACGACGGCACGCGGACAGACTGGAGTTATCTAACTTGTCTCAAGCCGCCAACACATCTGGAGAATGTCTACGCCGCGCTTCGTACAGAGGTCCGCGGCCAAATCCAACGATTCAAATTCAACGCTTTTAGCAACGGTCCAGTCCTGTGCGCCGTATCCGGGGAGTTCGTCACGCTCGAGCACGCGCATGTCGACCACAACCCACCGTTTGTCGACCTCGTCGCGCGATGGCTCACGTCGCTAGGCTTATCGGTTCACGATCTCCAAGTCGAAGCGACAACTGATGGAGCAACGGACACGCGGCTGGCCGATCGGGCACGAGCGGTCGAGTGGGCCACCTACCACCAGGCGACGGCGGGTTTACGCATCGTGACCCCGGCCGTGAACCTGTCACTACTGCGCATACGGAACGTGACCGAAAATCGTTGATTTGAACCGGGGGTGGAGGTTTTGCAGCCCGCCGCCCGCCCTCAAACGAGGACAGCGGCCCAGGCCAGGAAATCGCGGTTGATCCGCATATTCATTGAGGAAACTCGACGATTCCGCCCTCCGGCGCCGTCCGGTCGGGTCCGCTCTATACCGCCGTTTTCCGATCTTTTTGGTCACCCCCGCGGTCACCCCACGGCGATCGCGTCCCCGTAAGTGATTTTCGTGCAGGGCGGGTTGTGAGCGGCGACCGCGCCAGCAACCCCCTTGCTGGCGGGCGCCGCCGATCGCCTCGCCTGCGCCCTCCCTGCCCCGTGGCGGGGCCTTCTCGGGCTCACAGCGGCCCGGCCCGCTGGACCCACCGCAGGATGATCAGCACCAGCACGACCACGAGCAACACGTGGATCAGTGACCCGCCGACCGGCACGACGAACCCGCCGAGGAGCCACAGCACCAGCAGCACGACGATGAGCACTTCGAGCACGCCCATAGACGCCCTCCTTCGGGTCCCGGCCACGGGCCGGACGGGCGCGGGAAACACCACGCCGCCCCGGCGGAATTGTCGGGCCTACAGCGTGAACCAACACCGCACGCCCGCCCGACCCGTCGTCAGCTCTCTTTCGGCTGGGCCGGCGGCGGTTGTGTCGGCGGCGGCTCGGTGATCGGGTGCGTGGGGTGCGCGCCGCCGTCGTCGGGGCGCGTGGGCCCACCGGGGCGGTCCGGCTTGGGGTCGTGGCCGGGTTTGTCGTGGTCGGGTTTGCGATCAGTCATGGTCCTGGGCTCCTTCTTGAAACGCATCAGCACGCGACGCGGAACGCGTGCACGATCGGGCGCCACTCGCCTTGCCACTCCGCGTGGATCTCCGAGACAAACAGGGTCGCGCTCGCGGGCTCCCACCACGCGCCCCCGAAGGTGCAGATGCCGTGCGCCACCAGCGACGGGAACGGCGCGCCGTCGTGGGCCACCTGGTGCAGATTGACCGCGTCGGTCGTCGGGGGCAACAGGATCGGGGAACACAGGCCCTGCGCCACCCAGGCCAAGTCGTCGGTCGCGTAGATGAACAGCGCACTGCCCATCGTCGTGACACCGGGACCGGTCGCGCTGTAGCCGTAGCGCGTGTCGTTCTGGCCGTGGGCACACATCTTCCGGACCCCGTATTCCTGCGCGGGGCCGTACCACACGTGGCAGCGACCGAGATCCCCATACTCGGCCGCATGGTCGGCCAGGGTCTTCGCCATCTGCCCAATCAGCACCAATCCCTGCTTGGCCGGACCCGACACAAACGCGCCAGCGGAAATCACATCGACTGATGTGAACGTCTTGAACGGCCCGTAGCTGACGCCACAGAGTTCGCCGTTGACCGTGCACCCGGTCCCGTTCTGCACGGGATTGTTCTGCGGCTCTGCACCTTTCGAGTCAAACTCGCCGTAGTGCGTCCAGCCGCATTCGTCGACATCGTCCGTGCGCGGCTGGCGGTGATCGATGTCCGTGTAGATCAAGTTCGTCGTGGGGATCGTGACGTGTGCCGGATCGGCCGGACTATCCGGTGGCGTGCCTGTCGGGGGAAGGTCGAAGGCAGAGAAGTAGGGCCCCCAGGGTGAGGTCGCATTGCCGGATCCAATCGGGGCACCGGCCGCGAAACGCCATCCGTGCAGCACCGACTGCAAGGCATCGGGGAGGGCCACGAGATAGCCGCCGACGCGCATCGAATGACAGGCCATCCGCCACGGCCCGTCTGCCCGTGGCCCCTCTGGCAACAGGTGCGATGCGCCGAGACACGGATCGTGCGCACCCGCGACGTTGTATTGATCCATGTAGGTCCAGCACAACCGCTGGCTCGCCTCGTCCCAGAGCAGGCCCTTGATCGGGAGGGAGTTGCCGGCGGTGGACACGCGCATACCACACGTCACGTCGCCCCAGTTCTTCACCAACGTGCAGCGCGTGCCGGGTCCCGTCCACGCGACTTCGTACACCGGATCCATCCACCCCGTCTCCGCTTGGGCGCCCGTGATGAAGAGATGAATCTGCCCATCGACGACACGGCCCGACAGGGCCCCCGTCGAATACCCGAACCGGGTTTGTCCGCTGATGTCGAGCGGCAACGTGGCCGATCCTAAGTAGGTGAAAT